TTATTAAATCGGTACCTTTTACATTTTTTGCAATTTCAATTAATGGATCTTTAATTAGTTTCATACCAACCCCAAATGATTGAAATGCAAATCCAGCTACAAGCATGGCACCTGATAAAATGGCAATAGCAGCCGCTCCTAATATTACAGGTCCAGTTATCGTACCTAATACCACAGCGGCGACTGTTAATGCAGCCAATGCACCAATTGCCGGTAAAACACCATCTAAATTTTGTGAAATTTTTTCAACAGCAAACCCAAATCCAATTAATGCAGCTGATAAAATTGCTATAGCGGCCGCGCCCTTTATCATATTACCAGGATTTATATTACTAAAATTTTTTAATCCTTTATTGACATTTCCTAATTCATTTTTAACACCAGATGTTCCAGTCTTAACTGAAAATAATTTAGATGCCATATTTTTTAAACTTTTACCAATTTTAGGAACTTTACCAAGAATTCCACTAAAATTCAAATTAACAGAAGCAGCTGTTCTAACTAAAGCACCCATAAATAAAATATTATCCTTTGAAAAGAATTTTTGAACTGCCCCGGTATGAATTTTTATTGATTCTCAAACTTCACTAAATTTTCCGGTTTTTTTATTTAAATCGTCTTGTCTAGAAATCATTCTAGCTAAATCATCTACTCCTACCCCAATAGCTTGTGCCAATGATTGTCTTTGAATTATATTTAAGTTATTAAAATCTGAAACAGTACCCAACTGATCCACTATTGCAATTGTTGCATTTTTAATATCACCCTGAAGTGCGTATTCCCTAGCTCTACTTAAATTTATTTGTCTACCTAATAATACACTAGCTTCTAATTCTTTAGAAATAGATGTTTCAATATCTAATAATTGTGAACTAATACCAGTTACAGAACTTAAATTCAATCCTAATTGTTTGGCTGCGATTGTAGCATCTATTAAACCAGGATCAATTTTACTAGATCAACTAGCAACAGCTTCTGCATTTTGTGCAATTTCTTTAAAAATTTCAGCTGGTAAAACCCCTGCCAAATTTGCAGAATTTTTAATAGATTTTATTAATTCTTTATTTGTCATCCCAGCTTGTTCATTTATTTGTGAAAAAATTCTGTGTATTTTGGCTGCTTCGTCCGCAGACAAATTATATCATTTCATTAATTTTGCAGCACTTTTAATATTTGAAATGGTTGCTGCATTTATAGTACCAAACTCTGAACTTATTGCAACTGCTGCAGCTGTAATTTGTTTCATTGAAACACCCCAAAAAAATGCACTAATTTGAGCTATTCCAATTTTTGCACCTAATTTTGCAGCATTTTGTACACCTAATCCAGTTTCCTTTACAGCACTCACAATATTACTTAAGAATATTTCTGAAACATCTCATACTTTAGTTGCTATAATTCCAGATGCTAATTTATTTGTCATAATACTTAATGATTGATTAATATCTTCTCAATATGTATTAATTTTTTCAACAATTCCACCATATTTTTTAGATAAAACCGTTGTTTTTGTATATAATTTATTATAAGTTTTTATTTTTTCATTTAATTTATTTAAACTATCTAATTTTTCTGCATATTCATTTTCTGTAATTTCATCAGCGGTTGCATTTGCTATTTCATTTTTAATAAATTTAATATCTTCAAGTACATCTAATGTCTCACGATGTTCAAAATTATTTCCTTCAATATTAGTTGTAATTTTTTTAATTTGATCATTGATACTACCGACAGAATTATACTGTGTAACATATTCTTTATTTGATTTCTGTAAATGAACTGTTAATAATTTTACAGCATCTAAAATTGCAATATTGGTATCTTCGGTTCTTTTTATCGATGATTCAATATCCGATCTTATGACTCGCTCATCACGCAATAACGTAACTTTTTGTCTACCTTTATCAATACTCATTTAAGAATTCTCCATTATTTATATACACTAGTTCTATATATAAATATATTTTTATAGAAAAAATAGATAAAATAAAAACCCGATTAATTAATCGGGTTTAAATTGTTTCATTATCGGTGTTACAATTTTATTATTTTTTATATTACCATCTACATGTAATGGCCCGGTGTTAATATTCGGAGATCTTGGAATATTATTAATTTCAGGCGTAGTACTAGTACTCGATTCTTTATTTTTTTCAAATCTTAATCTGTTATGATATAATTTTCTCATTCATCTAGGTAAATTATATACATCTGAATGTGAAAATCTACCAAAATATACTAATTCAAATATTTCATTATGTAAACTTAAATTATAATTTGACGGACGGCCAAAAAAACCCTAAGTCCAATGGAACTTGAACTTCTCCTTCATATTCACAATTATCGCATTCGTATAATATTGTAGTATCAATGTCAGGACTTATTTCTGAATATTCTTCTCTTAATTTTTTACTATCCATTGCAAGCATATCATCGATAAATTCATTAATTTCACTCTTGTCACTGTTACCATCGATGGCAATAATCATTTCTTTTAATCTATTTGTAACTTCATTAGATTGTTTGAATTTTTTTTCAAATTTCTTTGTTAGTAATTCTATATATTTTTCTTCTCTACCATTTAAAAGTTTAAAGGTTGCAAGCTTCTTTGAAACAGGTAGAGTTACTGTAAATTCATTCCCGGGATTGTCTATTAGTTTTTTTGATAATTTTTTATCTTCAAGTTTATCTAATTCTATTTTAACAAGATTAGCATTTTTACAATATTTACATCTAATTTCTGTTTCATATGTGGATCCATATGCCAATATTCTAGTTACATATACTAATTTATTTCTATCTCCAATTATCAAATCATCCAATTTTATATTTTTATTAATAATTAAAGATTCAATAAAATTAAAAATTGCAGTGCCGTTTTTTATCGATTTTGAATTTGTTAATATATCTTCTTCTTTAGCAGTAGGATATTTTATTTCTATTTTACCTGAACTCAATGGATTATCTTTAGAATACACTAATCCTTTTGATGGTAACTCGACAATTTCACTAGGAAATTTCTTTTCTTGTACGTTTTCTTCCATATTATATACTCCTTTTAATAGTAATAGCTCCTTTATTATATATATATAACAAAGGAGCTATATTTACAAAAATATTATGTTATTACAATATTAATATTGAAGTATTGCAAAGTCGATTCTTAATGTTACACTGATATCAACCGGTGCACCATCAGACCAATCACCTGAACCTCAATCAATTGATGATGGCCAAGCACCTTTAAGTACCCATTTACCAATCTTTTCACCACTTGCACCTAATATAAAAATTGTCACATCTTTTTTATAAAAATCAGAATATCCATTTCTACCTGTTACTGATTCATGCGCTAATCTTAACCATTCAATTACAGATTGTGAAGCCTGTGGAGCTATTGGATCATATAATGTAATATTTATTGGATCCCATTCAGTTTTACCCTTTGTATATCTTTTAACATTTATATGATCTAACGTATTAATGTCACTAGATACTTTAGGAAAATCTGTAGTTTTTATTTCAAAGGCTGGAATACCCTCAATATACATTATAAATCTATTTTTTGTCTTTGGTTCAAAATTATAAAACATCAATTCTTCAGCTGTTATTGTATTCACCATTTATATTCTCCTTATTTTGAAATTGAAATTTTTCAAGTTCTAATATAAATATTAAGATATTTACTTTTTTAATTAGTTTATTCACTTATAATTAAAAAAATGGCAGAAATTAATCTGCCATTTGTATATATTTTAATATATTTTATGTTGAGAATGAACCACCTGTAGGAGTTAGATTAAAATCTATAATAATTTTTTCTGCATCCTTGGCCGGTTGAATTCATATTTGACCGTATAATTCATTTCTATCAATAACATCAGCTGTATTATTATCAGCATCCATTTGTATTTCGAATGTATAAAGACCTTGTTTACTCTTAACATCTTCCATATATGGAGTAACTCTATTAATAAATCGTTGTCTAGTCGAATCTGTATTTTTTTCAAATACTAAGTATTGAGAAATTGAAGATACAAACTTTTTAAGATTTATTAATAATCTTCTAACCGAAATTCTATCTAGTTGACTAGGTAGAGCTTGTAATGTTTTTTGTCCCCATGCAACAACTGAACCGTTTATAGTTGCTAATGGATTTATTCTAGCATCATATAGATCTTTAATATTACTAATTGTTAATTTAAATTCAGGTTCAACTACCATAGTTAATGACGCTCTATTAAATCCAGCAGGAGCAAATCATTCTTGTCCAACATAATCATTGTATGCAATCGCATGTGCCATAACAGTGGATGGGGTTACCCAAACATATTTATTTGTATTTCTATCTGCAATTTTTTGTCAAGGATAATAGGTTGATATATAATTAGAATCAATTGTTTCAATTGCTGAAATTGCATTGGTTATAGTTGTGGTTTTTTGTGCTAAATCTGCAACATAAAATACATCTTGTCGATCTTCAACCATTTGTTCTGCATAATTAAATACTGAAGGATGTTCCCTAACTGTAATACCTGGTATGAATAATAAATTTACATCTATTTCATATGGATTTGCTAGAGTATCGATAGCTTGTTTATAAGTAGTTGTTCCTGTTGCTGATGGAGTACTACAATCGAATCCTTGAGTATTTGTAGCAGATAATAAGGTTGTAGATACACTCAATGGTTGTGTTGGGCTTGCACCGTCGAAACCACCTTGGAATGGTAGTACGAATTTTTTATATGATAATGATGATGATGGTGTAATATACATCGATGCTGACCATATAATATTTTCAAGTTTAAAAGCTGTATTACTACCAGTTGTAGTATCTGTTGGATATGGATTAAGATATTCTTGTGCATCTTGTTTAGTAAAATCTAATCCATAATAAACATTTGTGTTTGTTTCACCTAAATAAAGTTGATCTACTTTTAATGAAGCGGTAGGACAATTATATGTAGTTGGAACTATAGGTTGTTTTAATGGAGCGAACCCAAATGGTATTAAATTTGGTGCAAATGAAGCTGCTGCTAATTCTACTCTTACATATTTTGAAACATTTTTATAATCACCGTAATAAATCATATTTTTATTTGTCGAATCCCAAACTCCATATCTATCACCTATTAATTTTGGTAAATAATTTGTAGAATCAGGATCTAATGTAGCATTTGAATATGTTTCATATACGATTTGTCGTTTATCAACATCATCTCATTTTCTAATTGCAATTGAAAATTGACCATAATCTGATCCTGGAATTGTTCCAGCTTTTTTAATATTATACATTGCAACTTTAATTTCTCTATTTCCATATTCACCATCTGTTAATCTAACAAATTTGAATAAATTGGTATTTTCGTTACCAATATTTTGTGAAATAATATATGGGGTTTCTGCAGTTTTATATTGATTTCCAGTTGTCCATGTAAAATCCATGGCCATACTATTGGATGCAACTTCACTAGTTGCAACAGTTCCAGAAATAAAATTATCGAATATAGTATAAACATATCCAGGTTTAGTTCCTCTAGGATCTGTTCCTAATATATTAACAATATAATTGTTATCTTCTGCAAATAATGATCCTGTATAACCGTATTCAATACTGGCACTTTCGATTGTGAATAAAATACTATTTGCATTGGTTCCATCATCCAAACTAATAGTAGTTGCTGCATGGGTTGGTACAATTAATGCTGCCAATCCATTAGCAGCAGATGATCCTGTTAATTCAAGTGCTAAAATTTCAGAGGCAGTTAGATCATATCCTTCATCTCATAATGTTCTAACTATTGTTGCACTATTTGCGTATTTTAAATAATAATCGGCTGCATATGAAGTAAAATATTTTTCATATGAAGAACCAAATACTTTTTCTAATTCTGTTCTAGATGTTATTTGTGTAGGTACAAATGCAGGACCTTTTAGAAATGGACCAATAAATGCAGCACCTATTCCAGCTACACCTTCTTCTAAATAAGTATCATCATTTTCCCTTGTAAAAACACCCGGGCTTGTCATTTTTTCAGTTACTGACACGGTTTTTCTCCTTTAATATAATAATTTTCTAAAATTAATTAAAAAATTTTCGTTTTATCGTTTTCAAAAAAAAAGAGACTTATGTCTCTTTTTTATCTTCGATAGGTTTGTTATTTATAATTTATCAATTTTGAATATTAATTTTAACGTCACCATATTTTTCATTAATTTCTTTTTCAAAGTCAACTTGACTATCCATTAATTCTGTATATTGTAAAATTAATTTATCTTTTTCCATTCTTAAACTTTCTTCAGAAATTGTCAATTTTCCTAATTTATTAAAAATTGTTTTGTAATTTTCGTTCAGGACTTTTAAAGTCGATATTTCCTGGTCTGTCAATTTCTTTTGTTTTGATTCTTCCATCTGTACCTTCCTCGATATCTAATATTTTATTTGTATTTTGAATAGTTTTTTCCATTGCTAATAATATTTCTTGCAATTTTTTAATTTTTTTAACTTCAATATCACCAAATGATTCATAATTTTCAATATTCATTCGTGCTGATATTTTTTCTACACCTCTGCCGAGTACACCTAAATTTTGTAAATTTTTAATTAATTCATTTAAATCATCTACGTTACCCTCAGATAATAGTTTTATAAATTTCAATATAAATTCTCCATCAAAAATTGGCAGCCCGTGAAGGATTCGAACCCTCGGGCAAGGCTTTGGACACCTCACATGGTTTTGAAGACCATCCCCAGATCCAAGGCTAGGTCTAACGAGCTATAATTTGAAACTCTTTTCTTTTATATATTTTAATTATATTTGTTCTAAATCATTAACAATTTTCCATAATGCACAAACATGAAAATCCATATCACCGTTATTTTTCAATTCAGCTATATTATCTTTAAAAAAATCCATTGTAATTGTTGGATTTTTAGTAATTGGAAAATCTTTTAACCCTGGACTTAATTCTGCAAATACAGTTTTAAAATATTCCATATTACCAAAATGTCTATTTATCAAAACTAATACGATATCTTTTAATAATCCTATTTTAATTGTAACTTCTTTCATTTTAAATAATCTCCTTTTTTTTGCGTCTCATATATAAATATAACAAAAAAACTCAAATTACACTTTTTTTTATCTTATTTTAAAATCAACCTTAACTTTACCAATAGAATAATCTTTTTGTATATTTGGAGTTTTTAAATATATATCTGGTACAATATATCCATCTAGATTTAATGTAAATTCAGATTTTATTATTCTTTGTGAATTTGTACTCATTTCAACAGATTCTGCTATAGAATCTAATTGAGTTCTAAATTTAAAATAGTCAGTGCCCCAATATGATCCACCATGATATAAAAATAATTCTTCCAAAGTATTCATTTGTTCAACATAATCAGTCCACAAAATAACACTATACGATGCATTAATATATTCTGGTATAACAACATTATATAATTCTTTAATTTTTGTTTGATTATTTATAACATTAAAATGTGTATATTTGTTATTAACATTGTAATTTTTTGTAAATGTTTTAAAAATTTGTGGATTTACAGCATCAATTTTTGTAGTTGGAATATCAGTATTTCTATTTAAACTTGTACGTTTAATCATAATAAGTGGACATAATATTGTTCCACGTTTAGTTCTATATCCAATATCATATTGTGCACTCTTCCATCGTTCCTGTGTACCATAAACAGTTGGCACGTTAATAACCTCGTTATTAAATACTATCCTAGGTACCATAACTTTATTTATATAATATAATACTGCTTCATCTATTTTATATAAACCTATAGATAGTTTTTTTAATTCAGGATCATTTATTTTTTTAGTTTGATCAATTCTTTTTAATTTTATTTTTTGTGGCATTAATATTCCTTAACTTTGACACCATCTGATTCTAAATCATCTTTAACATATTGAATATATTCCAAAAACACATCAAAATTTATACCTGGTATAATTTCACCATTTACATTTTTTAAAATTCCATTTTTATAAAAATTATATAAAATTCCACTAAATCTCCGAACAGCCAAATATTTATCAATAATAAAATTTAAATCTAAATCAAAAAAATCACTATCAGAAACTCCTTCTTTAGCCGCCGAGATTAAATCTATAGGTTCTGCATATAAATTATTATCCATGTATTTAACAATTTTAGTATATTGGTATGGTGTGCCATCGGATTTATATACTTTATTAAACGCATAACTAGGTGTTCTAAAATCTTCTATCTTTTTAATCACATCTTTATATGAGTTTGCACCAGATGTATTCATTTTGGTTAATAAAATATCTGCAAATTCTTTAGTTGCAGCTAAAATTGATTTTTCACTATATCCAGTTATATTTAATGTATCATGTAACCGTATAGCTTGTTGTTTTTTTAAAATATTTATAATTTTTTTCTTACCCTTAGAATCAATATCTTTAAATTCTACAGGTTGTTTATTTTTATTAGTCAAAATTTTATACATTTCTAATGTATTATAAATCGATTCAACTGCTTTTTCCGGTGTTAATCCATCTTTCAATTTAATTTCTTTCTTTGGCATACCATACTCCTTTATTTATCATTTAATTGCACTATCTTGGGTAGCAGCAACCGCCCGTTTTATTTCGGTTAATTGGGTCATCGAATCTCTAGCTATAACGGCGTCACATACAATACTTCAATTATGTTCAACATCTTGTTGACCACCAATAACTTGATCTTCAACTGCAGATACTAATTCGTAATAATTTTCATTTCATTGAATAATATCACCTACCTCTGGATAAACATTTGATATTTTTAATGTATTTCTATGAAATCTCAATTGTAAGGTTTGTGCATAATCAGGTCCAAATTCATCTGTTTCAAATTCAGGATTAATATGATCAATTAATGCATGTACATTTACACCAGGAAAATATATTTTATTTAGTCCCTCACCATAAATATTTATATCAGTATTTAATAAATTTATTTTAAATATGGTTATTCTAGTATCGATAATTCCATTTATTATTTCTTTATTTATACTATGAAATAATCCTAAATCACGATCCCGTTTAAATAATGGCATTAATCATCTGCTCCAATTTTAGTTAATGCAGTAGTTCCTAGTTTTGAATATTTTATTGCTTTATCTAAACATTCTTCAACATATTTAAAATGTCGATCAGTTGATGTGGATCTTAAATCATTTTTTTTAATTAATTCTCTAATTTTATTTCTTTCATCGTCCAATTCTTCCAATTTTTTAAATAAAGGTCTCATAAAATTTTCACCACGATATTCAAATAATAGTTCTGAAAAATTTATTTTATTTTTAACTGCCATATTATTATCCTATATAAAATTTCAATGGTACTTTGGTTAAAGTTTCATTTATTCGTTCTGCTTCATCTGATTTTCGTTCAAGTTGTGCTTGCTTACTAGTTTTTTCTAATGATTCTCTTAATTGAGTTATTAATTCATCTTTTTCAGATGCACCTTCAGATCTTAATGATTCACCATCTAAGGATGTATCATCACCCGGTATTGGAATTGTAGAATATTTACTTCTAATATAACCCAATGTTTCTTTTACCAGGGCAAATGCATATGATTCAATCCATCTTTTACCAACAGAATTTATAGCTGAAAATTCCATTAAATCATACGATGCATTCGAGATATCGGAAATAGAACCAGATCCAAAATTATTCCAATTATCCTTTATTGGATTTTGTTCATCCTCTGCTAATGTATAATCAAACCAAAGTGTATAATAATAATCAGGCATTGGAAATACCCGTATTTTATTTATAGGTATTAATTTAAAACTATAATTAGACTTTCTAACGGTATCATTTAACTCAATAGCTTGAATTCTAAGAAGGTCACCAAACATTGGCAACATGGTAAATGGCATAGCAATACCCATATCACCCCATCCAAACTCATCCATTAATCCTTGAACCCCAGCACTATTACCAGCGAATGGATCAAAATATTTATTAACCGCTGGTGGACCGTAATGATAAATTCTTCTAATTTCTAATCTTTTCCCAGATTCACTAACATTTCCATATAATTGTTGAATATCGTATAATTGTTGTCCAGGTATAACATCAACAGACCCTGTTTTTACATTAACGTCACCACCACTTCCAGCCTCTAATCCATAAGCCTTTGATATTCTAACAACTTGTGATAAATTGGTCGAAATATTTTTATGGGTTAAATTATTATCAGTTGATGAACCTTGAAGACTTAATAAATTATCAATAATATTAAATTCATTAACTTGCCGACTGTATTCATTTATTGCTTCTTCATAACAAGCATAAATATTTTCAGATTGTAATTCGATATTTAATATCGGATATCCCAATTTTCTAGTTGAATATTGTGCAAACTTTTCAGCGGTTGATACAAATTCTGAATCATTATCGAACCAACCGTGGGGTGTAGAACCACTAACTGTACCAGGTACCCCATTCCATATTACTATATTATCAAAGCTATCCATTCTGGATTCTCCAAGTATCTATAAAATATTTATTCATCTGGATTTAAATATTCACTAAGATCTATTTTTACGTATGTTGGTATACTATTCGAATCATACTGACTTTTCAATTGACTTAATATTTGTCTCAAAATTAATTTTTTAATATTTGAAATATTCATATTAAATTTAGCAATTATTTTTTTCATTAATTCAATTTTTGCAGATTCTAATGTATCTGAATGTATTTCAAATTTATAAATATTATGTTCTTCATCTATTTTAGTAATCGTAGTATTTGTTAATTCAGAAACTCTAGTTTTAACAGTTTCCATATTTTTTGGTTTCCATTCTTTATATTTAGAACCTTGCCACATAGTTAATACAATTTTACCGTTTTTTCTACTTAAAAAAATATTACTAACATTGTCAGGCAATATTAATTTTCATTCACCTAAATTATTTAATTTAAATCCTAAATTATTAATACATTTTTTTTCATCGTTTGTTCATATATCATTAGCCTTTTTTTCTATCAAAATTGCCTGATTTTGTTTTAGTTTTTCTGTAAAATTAAACATTCTTTATCTCCTAAAAACATACATATACTATATATATAAATATTAAGTATATTAAAAAAATAGCAATACTTTTTTACAAATTAAGTATTGCTATTTTTAATAATTGATTTGCATATTTTATCATTTTATTTCTTGAAGTTTCTAATTGTTTAACCGTTAGATATCTATTATCTAATATTAATTTTGCCATACCAGATAAAAAATCTGCATCAAATTTATTAAATCCAATATTATTAGTATGATTTGTTACTCTACTAATTTGTTCATCGTCTGTTTGATTATTATAGATTGCCAATATCCCTTTATATAACCATTTAGTATTTTTTTGTAAATTTATTTTTATTTCATCAACAGACCAAAATTTTACAACATATTCAAATTCAGTATTTAAATATATTTTAAAATCTGTATACCATTTATTATTTACATATATTTTTTTAATATGTAAATGATTTGGAAAATCTGTTTTTGGATTAATGGTTTTTAACTTATCATTATGTTCAATTCTAACTTTTTCAATATTAGACAAAAGTATAATCATATTATCCTCCTATTACTATATAATCATCAATTTCAACAGAATTATATTTTATTTTTGATATTTCAACATCTTTATATATAGGAGTATTTGTATTAGTATTATAATATTTAATTGTAATAATGAATTTTTCAGGAGCCTCTACTAATACTGGAATATTATGCATCACTGTAGTAAATGAATTATCTGGAATATATTGTTTATTACTAATTGTTCCACTTATCGATGGGATTGTATAACCTGGGGATATAAAAGCATAAATAATAACAATACTAAATATTATAATTAACGTGGTACACATTCTAATTAATTCATTCATAAATTTTTTCATATATATTCCTTTATAAATAATATAATCATATTTATTAAAAAGTAAAATTTTAATTATATTATATA